GGAACCCGCCTGATCCAGGGTCGTTCTCGCTGTAGGCGTTGGACAGCTTGACGACCTTGTCCCACGCGTCCGGGTTGCGGACCTGCGCGCCGGTCTTGTTGGCCCGGTAGACGTCCAGGGCCAGATCCCCAAGGTTGGTGTAGGTCCCGTCCAGCGGAGCCGCGTACGCCTTCGGGTTGTAAGCCGCGTTGTGAACGGCACCGTTGCCCTTGTCCCGGCCGTTCAGCATGGCCTGGTTCAGGTACTTGACGTCGCTGTTCTTCGGGTCGGCCCCGACCATTTCGGCCAGGGCGATCTGAGTCTGCTCCTTGATCTGTGCGGCTAGATCAAGATCCTTGTTCACGACGTGACGCGCGTACGCGGCGGCCACTTCCGCCATCTGACCGGCATCGTTGATTACCGCCATCTTGGCGGTGTCGTTGAGCATCTCTTCAAGCTCAACCGGATTGGTGGGGATAACTACCTTAGTCATTGCTCATAGCCCCTTTCACGGCTGAGCGGAACGCTTCCGCGTCCCATTTGAATCCCGGTGCATCATTGACGACCACCGTAGCCTTGTCGGTCACGGACCCGATGACGGAGTCGGCCAGGCCAGCGTCTACGGCCTCCTGGTCGGTGTACCAGGTCTCGTTACGCATGGCCGCCCGGTGCTCGTCCGCGCTCCGGCCGGAGCGTCGGCTGTAGATGTTCGCGATGTTGGCGCTGGTCTTGTCCAGCAGGTCCGCCAGCTCACGCATGTCGGCCGCGTTGCCCAGGCACAGACCGGACGCCTCGTGGATCATGAGTAGCGAGTTGGGGGCCATCTCGATCGTGTCTCCGGCCTGAGCGATGAAGCTTGCAGCGCTCGCTGCCAGCCCGTCCACCACCACGTGGATCACAGCACGGTGATTCCGAAGGCTGTTCAGGATGGCCAGACCATCGAATACGTCTCCCCCGGGGCTATTGATGCGGAGAGTGATCCGCCCCGTGTCCACGGCCTGCAGCTCACTGACGAAGTCCGATGCCGATACGCCGTACACGCCGATCTCGTCATACAGGCCGATCTCCACGGAGTCGGCCGCCACGTTGGCAATGCGATACCACGACTTGGGCGGGGCGTCGGCGGGGCGTCGGAAGTTATACGGCCTGCTCAGCTTCATGTCCACACCCTCACCTTGTGGCCGTTGAGCGCGGCCGGTACCGGCTCGTCTCCGGCTGGCTGCTCTGCAGGTGCCGAAGGCATGATAGCCGGGGCTGGTTCTGGAGGCTCGATATGCCCCAGGTCGGGGATGCACAGGTACTCACAGACCAGTTCGGGATCGGCTCCGGCCCCCACCAGTGCGGCGTACGCGTCGGCCTTCGCCGTGAGCCCCTTGATCTCCAGCTCCTGATCGTCCGGAACGGGGTTCTCGAAGTCGAACTCGACACCCTCACCAGCGGAGCCGAACATGGGGAGGAACTCCGAGTTGAGCATTTGCTTGATCTTGTTGAGCGCCGTCTTGATCAGCCAGCGGGAGTACATCAGCTCGAACGCCTCAGCGTTGGCCCTGTTCACTGACTCACTGGTGCCCAGCCGTGCCACCGGGAAGCAGAATGCCTCACGGATCACATCGCCACTGACCTTGCGTAGCTCCGCGAATTGCATGTCCCGCTGGGTGAACGCCACGTTCTCCCAGGTCATGCCCGCCGTGAGGATGGTCGGCCGGTGAGCGTTATGGGTACCCCGGTGGCCTTCGTCCCACTGGGCACGCAGACGCTGAAGCTCAGGGTCGGAGATCTCTTCCGGGACGTGGATGACTCCGCCCGGGGCCGCGCTGTTGCGGAAGAACATCCGGTTGTACTCCGCCGATGCCTTCGTGGCGTCCAGGTCGGCCATGATGGACTGAACGGCACCCCAGCCCCGGTAGGAGTCCACAGGGTTGGGTGTCCGGCTGAACAGAATGTCGTCCAGCTCCAGCGGGATCTTCTCGCCGTCGGGACTCCGGTACATGTAACCGACCAGGTACTTCTCAGGGTCGGGTACGGGCTCCATGCGGTCCGGCCTGATCGGCATGAGGCCGGTGGGGAACGGAATGCCAGCGGGGCGGATCACCTGCAGCCAGGATTCTCCCGTGAGAAGCCGGTGCTGCTCCATGACCTGGACCATTTCCTGACCGGTCATGAACGGGCTGGGCCTGTTCCACACACGGAGTGCCATGTGGTCCAGGACTTCGACGCGTTCGTCCTGCCCGTCGTGGCCGTACCTGCGTCGGTTGTCCCGCTGCTTCCGGTAGAGCTTCCACTCAACCTGTGAGATGTCCGTGCTGAGGGCGTCCACGATGGCGAACAGGGTTCCCACGGAGCCCATGGCCTGCATCTGGCCCAGTTTGTCATCGGACCGGAAGAGGGAGCCCAGGGAATTGCGGGTGGAGACGAAGGGGACGGCCGCGCGGTTGGTCAGCGCTTGCGCCATGAACCCGATGAAGCTCACCGCTTACGCCCCTCCCACTCCGTGTATCCCTCGAAGCACCAGCACGCGGCCCCGGCCACGAGAAGCCCGAGCGGGAGCCATACCACGAACGCGGCTGCACTGACCAGTATGCACCCTGACACGGGCAGTACATAGTCAACTAGTTTCATAAGCCGCTTAACAGTCATCACAACATCCTTATGTCGTACCGGGCCTTGAGATCCTTGTGCGCGACCATGTAGCGCATGGCATCCATGGAGTGATCATCTTCCTTGACAGGTTCCTCGGCCTTGTCCCCGGTCTTGCCCTGGGGCCAGACGTACCCCGTGATCTCGTCAACCGTGGACGTGGGCTTACCGGCGTCCACCAGGAGCTGATCCCGCTTCACCAGGGAGTCTCTCAGGAAGAAGATCCGGGGCTTACCGTCCGGCTGGACCTTGAAGCGGACCTGGGTGACCTGTAGTCCCTTGGTCTTGCCCTTCTTGGCGGCCGTGGTCGGTAGGCCCGTGTGACGGGTGAAGGTGGCGCGGTCTTCGGCGTCATGGTCACAGATGACGGCCACGGGCTTCGGTTCCCTCCAGGTACCGTCACGCTTCTGAACCTGGCCGAGTACGTCTTTGGCATGGTCCTCCACAAGCCGCTGGGTCCGGTAGATCTCGCGATAGAGGTAGAGACGGCCGTCCGGGTCTTCCGCCCACCACTGGTGGGCGAAGGGGTTCGTGAACCCGAAGTCGATCACCCAGTACCGGGGCCAGTTGTCGGGGATGTCGAAGCGGTCGATCAGGTGGACGGCCGGGTCGTAGTCGTCGTACACCAGACCCTCGGCGGCGACCCACAGACCGCGTCTCAGACGCTGGTAACGGACGCCGGTCAGTGCGTCCAGGCGGGAGATGTAGGACGCCCCAGAGGCCGTCAGGGAGCCGTCCGGGAGGTACAGCGTCGGGTTGTCCTCATGCCTGCTCTCCAGCATCACAACTTCGCCCGTCCGGGTCTTCTCGTGGAGCCAGTGGTTGGGCCGGTCCGGGTTGCAGTCTGCGATCAGCTGCTGGTACGGCACGACTCCGTTACGGAGTCGAGTGCTGATCATCTCCCAGTCGTCGGGGGTCAGCTCCGTGGCCTCTTGGACATAGGCGGCGTCGTATTCCGAGGACATTATTTTTTGGGCCTTGTCCATACCGCCGACGGTGATCGTGGACCCGTTGCGGAACCGGTACTGCGCCGGTTCCTCCGACGACCCGCCGTAGAACCAGACCTCTCCAGACTTCAGCGCTTCGTTGGCCACCTTGGTACGCCAGGTCACCAGCGCGGTGGACGTCAGGCTGACAGCCGTCTTACGGACGATCAGCAGTCGGCACCCCGGGTACTTCAGCGCGATCAGCATCAGCTTCTCAAGGCAGGCTCGGGATTTGCCCGTACCGGCGGGGCCGGAAAGGAGTACGGCCGGAGACTTGTTCGTGATCAGGGATCGGCAGGTCCCGCGCGGTCCGTAGGTGTGGGTGATCACACGTCATCAGCCCCGAGAAGTGTATAGGTCATCCCGCCGGAGACGTCCAGCTTCGTGGCGCTGTCCAGGCCCAGAAGCCGGGCACGACGTTCCGCCACGCGAAGCAGGAGGGCGTGAGCCCGTAGCGCGAAGTCGTCGTCCTCCATGGGCTCACCGTCGATGCGGACGATCTTTCCGACGGAGACCACGAGATGGCGCTTGGCGAGACGCTCGGTGATGTCCGCTTCCATGACGTCAAGCTTCTCCAGCTCGAACGCGACAGCGGCTTCCGCTGGCTCTTTGTCCACGTCGGCCATCGCCCGCTGGACCATCTTGTAAGCGGCTGGTTTTGAGACCCCTAGCTGATCGGCGATTGCTTGGTAGGTCAGCGACTGGGAGCGGAGCCGGGCGGCCTGCTGGTCACGGATGGCCGTCTCAGGGTTGACCGTGTAGCCCTGGGTCGTCTCGATCGGTCCGGCCACGGTTTCGCCTCCTGTTAACCCGCTTGTGTTAGCGATGATACGTGGGTGTCTTCGAGGATGGCCGGTATGAGCCAGCGCGCCATCGCGTCGGCCGTGGGTGTGAGCGTAGGGACCGTGAACAAAGATCTTGAACCAGCTGTTCAGAATCGAACACCTCAAGAGATTCTCACGGTGACTCCGGCTCCCGTCGGTTCCTTGTCCACGTCGGACAGTGGAACGGGACCTCAAGTCACCTGGCGCATTTGCGCCACCTGAAGAGATTCTCACGGAGGCTCCGGCACGTGAACGAAACCGTTCACCTGAAGAGATTCTCACGGTGACTCCGGCCGTGGGTGTAAGTGTGGGAACCGTGAACAAGGATCTTGAACCAGGTGTTCCAAACGGAACACCTCAAGAGATTCTCACGGTGACTCCGGCAGGTGGGGTCTTTTACCCCACCTGAAGAGATTCTCACGGTGACCATGAGCCAGCCCCCGAACCGTAGTTGACGGCCGGGGGCTGATGTGGGTGGTGGTGAGGTCAGGCGTTGCTCGTCTGGTAAGAGCGGTTGATCGCGTGTAGCGCTTGGGCGATGCCGTCCAGTCCTTCCTTCTGGGAGTAAGCCACCTCCGACAGGCCCTCAGAAATGGCGTTGGCGATCTCTGACATGCCCTGGGAGATGGCCGGGCCGATCGGCTGTGTCAGGCCATCTCCGGCCAGGCCCATGGCAACACCGTTAAGGAGCTCCAGGCACTGGAAGCTTCGGGCCATGTTGTGGATCATGTCCAGCACTCGTTCGCGAGTCTCGGGGTCGATGTCGCTCATGATCGTTCCTCTCGGTTGGGGCGGAAGGATCTTGTCCTTACCGCCAACCCCTCCCCCTTTAAGGGGGGTCGGGGAGTTGGAATGGCCTAGTTGACTGAGTTGGTAGACGAGTTGGTACCTCTGACCAGCAGGTCCCTTGATCGAGTTGGTTGAGTTGGTGGGGGAGTTGGGAAAGAGGCCTTGAAATCCGTTGGGAGCCTCTGACCTGGGGATTCCTTGATCGGAGTTGGGACGAGTTGGGAGCCGGTTGGCTCCTCCCAACCCCCTCATAGCCACGGGTTCTCAGCGTCCTTGACCCGGTACCTGACCGGTCCTTCGGTCTTCGGGTGCTTCTCGGCCTGGTCGTCCCTGACCATCCGGTTGAGCTTGTTCCGGGTGTTCTCGACTTCGTTCGGGGTCAGCTTCCGGTTCCCGAGAATCCCGTACATGGACCGGGCGGCGTCTTCGACGGTCAGGCCCTGGACCCCGGACGCCCTGAGAATGTCCAACGGGGTCGTCTTCTCGTAGACGGCCATCTCCCCCGATTGCCTGGTGATCACCACTTGCGTGGGCATGATGGGCTCCCCGAGCGGCTTGAGGTGGGTCAGCTCCAGGACGATGTCTCCCGGCTGGCCGAACAGGGACAGGACCGACCCGGCCCCGGCCGTGATCCACCGCGAGCCGTAGACGTCATCCAGTGTGGACGGCTTCTTGTTCTCCGCTCCGGCCTTCCGGTTGTGGTGCAGCTCGATCCACTCGAAGCCTTCGGCCAGGGCTTCCTGACGGGCCATGTTGTATCCGCCCGCCTTCGCTTCGTCGCTGGCGTTCGGGATGACGTCCTTCAGTGAGTCCACGACTATGCGTGTCCGGCCGAACTTCTCGGCCATGCTGATCAGGAGCCGTTTGTCCATGGTCGGGTCTCCCGGTAGCGGCCCCTCCCAGATCGTGAGCCTCTCACGGAGAACTGTGGTGATCTCCTCCTGACGATCGGGGTAGGCCCTGAGGAACCGCGCCATGGCCCTCTTGATCTGCCGTGGCCTGTCCATGGCCAGGTACAGGATTCCTCCCCCGTCCATGGGCTCTACCGGGAAGTCAAGGAGGTCCGGCGTGAGCCCAAGCGCGCCCCAGATCACCGCGTGGGCCAGCGTGCTCTTACCGACACTGGGAGGGCCGACGATGGTCAGCGACTCCCCAGGGAGCCAGAGAGGCGTGTCCGGAGTACCCCAGAGCGGCTTCGGCTCCGGCTCGTTGACGTCCAGCCAGTCAGCGCCGTTGTGAGCGCGTGACTCCCAGTCCACGGCGCGACCGGTCTCTTTGGCTATCCGGTCGTCCACCAGGCCACGGGCGCGCTGGTTGACGTACAGGTCCCTTGCCTTGATCTTGACGCGGTCTTCGTAGGGGCCTTCGTAGTCGAAGGGCTCCCCCTCGTTCTCTTCCGCCAGCGGTCCCGCTTCTTCGAGCCAGCCTCTGAGAGCCTCCGTACGGCCTTCGGGGTCGATCAGGGCAAGAGCGTCGTCAAGGCCTGTCCCCTGGTCTCCAGGGACGAACACGAACCGCACAGATGCGGCTCCGGCTTCTTTCAGCTCCACGGAGAACTTCTCTGCGGCATCCGGAACATCGGGGTTGGACTTGTTCCACACGTCCGAGTCGAACGCCACGAACACGTCACGGCCGCTCACGAACGAGAAGTCGGCACCGGACCATGCCCGGCATCCGTGAACTCCGATCACCGCGTATTCGCCCGGGGCGTATGAGTCGGCCGCCAGAACTTGCTTGTTCCCCTCCACGAACAGGATCTTGTCGAAGCCGTCCAGTTGAATGAATGGGGACACCTTGCCGGTAGAGGGGTCTACGGCCGGAACGATCGGGCCGGTACGCACCATGTTGATGGTGCTCACTCCGGCAGGCCCGATGTACTTGGCTTCTCTGTCGTCTTCATCTCGTTCTGGGATGTCCGGCCGGTACCGGGAGCTGGCCTTGCCGTTTGGCATCCTGACCGGGAAGAGGATTCCAGGAGCAGGTGTGAAGTAAGACAGTTCTGCGATGTCCCTGGGAAGTTCGTCGCGGTCCGCGATGGATCGGACCCCGTGGCGATCGAGGACTTCGTCAGTGATCGCGTGGCAGTTCAGATATGCGCGGTGCTTCGTGGTAAGCCTTGACCCGGTGTCACTCATGTGATAATCTCCGATCAGTAGGTTGAGCTGTGAGGGCTTCGAGGGCCGAATCCGTGATCGGGGTTCGGCCCTTTCTCATGCCCGGTCATCTTCGTACAGTTGCTCCACCGTGAGGCCCAGAGCGCGTGCCAGCTTGACGGCGTTCCCGACGGTCGGCTGAATCCCCTTGCTCTCCCACATGGCGACCGTGGACTGGCCGACTCCGGCGGCCTTCGCCAGCTGTACCTGTGTCATCCCCGCCTTCTGGCGAAGTGACCTTACGTCAATACGCATCTGTCCTCTTTCGTGGGTTGCGCCTTGCTCGTGGTTTTGATACTATCGTAACCAAGAGTTCAGCACAACCTCACAGCTGAAGGGACTCGATCACATGAAGACCAACGGAATCCCGGACTTCCTGGAAGTCCTCCAGGACAACGACCACACCACGGCCAGCGCGATACTCGCCATCCGTGACGAACTCCGTCGTCAGTGGGACGCGGAGAACGAAGCCCGTTACCTGCTCCCCCTCTCTCAGACCCCGGCCGCCGTCGCGATGTTCGCGAAGATCGAAGGCACGCCGGAGTGGCATGAGGCGAAGGCTTTGGCGGAGCTGAAGGAGTACGAGCGGACCTGTCACAGCTCCGCGTACACCACGTCCAACAACCAGGCCCTCAAGGCCGCCCAGGTTCACGCGACCCTGGCACTCAGCAAGCGAACGGGGATGACGAAGTGATGATCTGCGCAACCAGGAGACGGGCGCGTGTCGCGCAAGCTGCCCTTAATGAGTACGGCGACACCGTCAAGGCCGCACGAGAGGTGATCGATGGGGCCGACATTGCGTACGTGACCGTGCGGGGCATCCCATGGTACGGCCCGTGGTGGACATGGCTGGCCATCCGCGCATCGGTGCGGGCCCTGCTGCAGGGGGAAGAGTTCCGCCAGCTGGAGTCACAGCTTCAGGACATAGAGGCCGGATACGTCACCACTCCGGACGGCTTCGCCATCATGAGGAGTGCCCGGTGACCCCACTCGACTACGTCATCCTGACCGTCTGCGTGATCCTGATCATCAGCTACCGCTTCATCGGATGGAGGTGACGTTTCCCGTGAAACTCCACAAGCTGAACGGCCCGACCATTCTGGTACTCCTGCTGGCGTTCCTGGTCTGGCGGATGCCGGTCGATATGGCACACAACGCGACCGCGCTTCTCGGCCATCTTGGTACGGCGGCGGACAAGCTGGTCCTGTTCGCCAAGACCCTGGGGGCCTGAACCATGTACCAGGATGATTCACGTGAAACGGCCCTGGCCGTACCAGACGGCTTCATCCTGGTACCGGCTCCGCAGACCGGGGCGTACCAGAGTCAGATGCCGGAATGGATCGCTTCGGTCCCGCCGTTCGATCCGGAGTCGGCCGTGGAACGCTGGTGGTCCCTGATCATGAGGTGGCCGCGCCGTCTGGCCGTGGCGTTCCTGTACTGCTCTCTCACGTGGCGTCGGTCGGCCGTGCTCGCGGTCGTCATCGCCGCCCTCATCTCGATCGTTCGCGCGTATGCCTGACCGCTCCCCCGCGTGAGTCCAGTCCAGTCCAGTCTCTTCTCAGACGAGGCCCTAGACGTAGCGCGGGGGTGTGGGCACGCGACGTGCGCGCGTGAGGATAACAGCCCCCTGACCAGCACGCAAGCAAGACCCGTCCAGATCTCCACTGGCACTCAGAAAAGGTGAGAAAACCATGGTGAGAAGGATTGGCACTCCGCTCGGGACTCAGAAGGACCCGCACAAGACTCTCAGCAAGCGCCGTAGGCCCTGGGAGAACCGTCAGGCATGGTTCCAAGGGCGGATCGACTCCGACCCGGAGAAGGCCGCTCAGACCGCTTGGGACTGGGCACGGGCCGTACAGGTCTCGCTGGAGAAGTCCGGCCACCACACGGAGGCCGAAGCGTACAAGCGTGAGCTGGTCAGGGTGCTGACCGGGATGGCCGTCAAGGCCGACAAGAAGATGGAACAGGACCTGCAGCGGTACCGGAAGGACCAGCGGAACGTGAAGGATGGGAAGTTCCACCCGCTCCACCCTGGTACGGGGGACACCCCGGGTATGGATGGTGGTACGCAGGTCTGGCTGAAGGACCCGTTCCGCCGGATGAAGTAGCGTGTACCACGAGTACCAGATCGGGCCGTTCCAGGCCATCACGGAACTGGAACGGTCGCAGTTGGTACGGAAGCCCCAGGCCCGGTACGCCCCCGTGTACCACCCTGGGGCTTCACCATGTCCGGGGCCGTACCATCCGTGCCAGCTCGTACCAGACCGGGATGGGTCACGTACCAGTGGTACGAACCGGCTGCGTACCATCCGTCCGTGGTACGGCGTTGGTACCGAGGTGGTTCCGCTCTGGTCCGTGGCCGTCGGCCGTGTGCTCCCGGAACGCCGTCGCCAGATGTTCATGGTCTTCTCGAAGCTGGGCAAGTTCATGGCCGTTGTCATCCAGGCTTGTTCTGATCTCCACCAGGTGAACCGTGATCTCCGAGTTGAGAAACTTCCTGACAGGGCGGACTACGGCGAAGTGGAGCAGGACACCGATACCGGCCAGCGCTCCGGCCAGTGTTCCGGCGTAGATGACGCCGTTCATGAGGTCCTGCAGTGTGATGTTCATCCGCCGTGTCTCCTTTCCCTGATCCGCACGGGCTATTTGGTCAGGCGATGCGCTGGTACCAGATCATGCTGTCGGCCTGCAAGGTGGCGGTACCGGCTCCGGCACCCAGGGCGAACTGAAGCTGAATCGTCCCGGCCGTGATGACCGTGATGTCCATGACGTCCTCGTACAGGCTGAAAGCGTTGTCCGTGGACGCCGTTCCGCCGACCCGGACATCCGTCCCCAGGGCTCTGGCCACGCTCATGAGATTGGTGTCGATGTTCGTGGTGGCCGCCAGCGCGGGGGCTGTGATCCGCCGTGTCATGTTCACATCGGCCGGTCCGGTCCACTGGAAGTTCACGTCGCCGTTGGCCGAGTCGATCGGAGCGTCATAGGCGATCAGAGCCCGAGCCCGGTACCGGGAGTCGGCCTCAACCGCGAACGAAAGATCCGTGGCGTTGGCGAAGGTGGTCGTGGCGTTGGTCTGCGAGGCGTCGTTCGTCACGTACTCCCATCGCCCCGCGTTCAGCAGGGCGGCCGTGACGGTCTGTCCCGCCAGGATCTCCGGGTACGGCATGGCCTACTCGATCCTTTGGTAATAGATGATCGAGTCCCCCTGAAGGGTGGCCGTTCCGGCCGCATTGGCGGCGAAGCGGAACTGAGCTGTACCGGCGTTCACGGTGATCAGGTCGGTGACCTCTTCGTAGACGCTGAAGGCGTTGGCCACGGCGTTCGGTCCACCAGCGACGACAGCCGTACCGCCAGCGCGCCGGATCTTCGCCATGTTGCTGTCGATGTTCGTGGTGGTACCCGCCGCGAGGTACTCACAGTTTCTGCCCGTGGCCGCCCCGGAGGGCATCGACCAGTCGAATTTGATGTCCGTGGCCGTCGGCGCGTCGTACCCGATCAGGACGTGGATCAGGTATCGGGCGTTGGCCTCCACCGCGAACGAGAGGTCGGTGGCATTGGCGAAAGTGGTCGTGGCGTTGGTCTGCGCTCCGGCCGCGTTCGTGACGAACTCGACCTTGCCCGCGTTGAGTTGGGCAGCGGTCACCCGGTCGCCCGCTACGAACGTCGGATACGGCATCGGCCTTCCTTAAAGGATCACGATCATCGGGTAGCGGAGACGGACGTCCGTCCCTGCCAGCTGGTTCTTGACGATCTCGTTCGATGATCTCGTGACCGTGAACGTCTGCGGACTGGTGGTGCCGGTGATGGCGGTCACGATCATGATCTCTCCACCGACCATGATCTCAAACGGGAACTCGGAGGCGTACGCGGCGCTGTCCACCCATACCGGGCCGGACGTGGTGGTCACGCTCACGCTGGTCGTGGTCTCGTCAAGAGCCGACGTGAGCACGCTGCCCTCCGTGTCCGCTCTCCCCAGGGTGCCGGAGTCCAGGACGTTGATCTGATAAGGGGATTCGGGCGTCCCGTTGAAGCTGATCACGTGTTCGAACTGGTCGAACCACTCCGTCCAGCTCTGGATGATCTGGCTGACCAGCCCCTCGATCCCCCGGGGGTGGGCGAAGTCGGGCATATTGTCGATCAGCACCCGGTCACCGGGCATGGCCAGCAGGGCCTTCGCCGTGAGCCCGTAGTCCGCCGTGAAGCTGTCCCGCTTCAAGTGAACGGTCATTGTCGGATATCGGGGCTCGTCAACAGTACCGAGATAGCGCCTCCAGCCCGCCTGGTCGGCCAGCTGGTCATCGTTCTCCAGATTGACCGTAAGGGCCGTGTCGTACCGGCCGATGCCATCGGGAGGGCGGAGCACTGACAGTGGCCCAGATTCGAGCACAGAGCGCGCCGAGGACCCTCCGTCGCGAGTCACCGTGACGTCGTTCCGGGAGTACTGGTCGTCGTCGGTCGAGGTGGGGGTGTCGAACAGGTCGCTGCCCGTGTAGTCCAGGACGAAGCCCGCGCTCTGATGGTAGAGGGACGCGCGGGTCCTGTACTCCAGACCAAACTGATCACGCGGCTCGTACAGAACGCCCATGTCCGCGTCCACGGCCTCCTGCAGCAGATCCGGCAGGGTCTTCGCCGTCTGCGGCCCCATCGTCGTGGTGTTCTCCACGGCCCCGGACTGGTACTGGAACGAGATGCCCTCTTCGGCGCACAGTCTTTGAATGCGGATGATCGGGTTCTCGCCGTTGTATCCGCTGCTCTGGTCCACGAAGCCGTCAAAGTCCGTCAGGGGTTGCTGAAGGGACAGATGCCCCATGGCGGTCTCTCCGGCACCCTGGCCGATGGAGAGGGAGATGGACGTGACCCGGCCGACCGTGGCGTTCGTGAAGGTGAAACTGTCTTCCTCGAATGAGATGTCGTCCAAGAACCCCACGTAAACCGTGGTGTCCACGTCCGCGCCCTGCTGGAACAGCTGGACCGTCACCTGAACCGGCTCCCCCGACATGGGGGAGAAGGTCAGCGCCCCCGAGTCTCCCAGCACGGCCCCGTCTTCGTCGTAGGCTCTGAGTCCCAGCTCATCAGTGGCCGAGACGTAGTACAGCTCCCACTGTCTTCCGCTGCCCGTGGCCCTGATATTGCAGATCCGCTTTCCGTTCGTCTCTCCGGCCGCCAGCTGCAGAAGGAACCGGACTATGGTGCTCCCGTTGGGGACGTAGGCCGGAACCGTCCCGGTGGCGGATCCGTTCGCCATGATCGGAACGGGGAGCGATCCACCGAAGCCGTCGAAACCGGCCAGGGTCGGAGTCCCGTCGATGTTCATAGGTTTGGCGTCCGGCAGTGCGCTGGCCAGGGCGAAGGACCCTACCGCATCCTCCAGGGGCCAATACGCGATGACCGGATGCTCCGTCTCCCGGATCAGCCCCCGGAACAGGGCGGACCGTAGCGGGCTGGCACCCTGGTTCAACCGGCGAAGGACCCCGGCCGCCTCGATCGGAACCCAGACGTCGGTACCCGTCTTGTCCCAGCTCTGGGGCCAGGCCACGATCTCACCGTGGAAGCGGAAGCGCTGTGTGCCCTCTTGCATGACGGACACGCGGACGGCGGTGTTCCGTCCAATCTGTCCGTACAGAGGCCCGGTCGGGTTGCGCGGGCTGTACCGGCCGTCGCGGTTGTTCAGGGTGAAGCGGCACGTGTTCTGCTGGGCACGTGATGACTCGTCAGGGCGGCCCCCCGTGATCTGAACCTTGTCCGCGTACCGGACGTCGGGGCTGATGTCGGTCCACGCCTCATTGACGTAGATCTCCACGCGCGGCTCTACCGGCGTTCCAGCCGTCGGATACATGGGGCCGGAAGCCCTGGTGGGGGTGATCCCTCCGGGCCTCCATCGTTCCCAGGCCGCCAGCCGTGCCGCTATGCTCATCTTGACTACCTGTCACTCATCCCACAAGATCCAAGTTCGCATGTTCACCGCTGCAGAGAAGGTGACGCGGACACGGAGGAACTTGCTGATGGCGACCTGGGGCCGCTCGTCAGGGAGGAACTGGTAGGCGTAGGTGGTCGGGGTTCCGCCGTTGCTGACTCCAGCCACGTTCACGACGTCGAACACACGGGCCGCCGTGGTGGTGCCTTCGGCGCTACCGGTGTACCCCGTGTTGGCGACCCCCAGAGTCATCAGAGAGGCCGCTCCGTTCGGGTCGATGGGCTGGACACCGGCCGCCACATGGGCCGTCACGGTGGCCGCCACGTCCGTCTGGAGCAACTCCACGACACCGACGCCGGTAGCTGCCGGAGCGGCGTCCACGGTGAAGCCCCAGGCGATCACGGATATGGTCCGGCTGGCCGGAGTGCTGACCTGCAGCATGGTCTTGATCGCCGTGCCCGTGGTGACCGCTGCCTGTGCGGCGGTCGTGGGCGTCGGCCCGTTCCATGTCTTGAATTGAGGCACGTTCATGTCTCCTTAGCTGAGTGCCCGCTGGACGGAGTTGGAGCCGCTACCGGCGCGGGACCGGATGCTCCCCTTGAGGGGGTCGATCATCTGTTCTGCTAGCACCTTGCCATCTAGGACAAGCTGGACGATGATCGGCTGGGAGCTTCCGCCGCCCATACCGCCGTTGTTCATGTCGGCCGCTATGCGCTTGCTGTCCCCGGCCGTGTGAACCATCGACCCGGGGGCCAGGTCCACCAGCTCCGGACCGTTCTCCCCGACCCATGTCAGGTTGGAGCGTGGCCCGCCCCCGGCCGCACGGCCCACCACGCCACCGGCCGCCTTCGTGGCCAGGGCCGCGTCTGCAGTCCCGGATCGGATGCCCGCGTTCGTGTACGTGGTCTTGTACTTCGTCCAGATGACCACGGTCTTGCTCTTGATCAGGCCCAGTCGGTCCGCGAGCCTCTTGGCGGCTGTGGAGGACAGGCCCATCTGGCGCGCAACGTGGATGAAGTTGTTCCGGGCCGATTCCATCCGTGCGCCTACGCTCCGGGCACTGGCCCCGGCCTCCGTCATCTTCTCCCGGACCTTGAGGGCGGAAGACGCGATGTTGTTCAGCGCCGTCCGGTTGTTCCGGCCCTTCTCCGTGTTGATGTCCAGGTTCCGGCCGTTCTTCTTCACCGACTCGGTAGCGTCATCGAACGCCGCTTCGAGGCCGATGAGAGACCCGCTCTGCTCCAGCTGCTGGTTGGCCAGGGTCTTCAGGGCGTCGGTGAACACACCAACCTTGGCGGCTGCGCGTGCCGCGCTCTCTGAAGCTCCGTCGGTCGACTCCCCGAAATCTCCCGCAGAGGTTGACGCGAAATCAGCCCCCTCCGCGAAGTCCCCGAACTTGTCGGCCGCCTTCTTAGCCTCTCCGCTGAGGTTGGGCATCAGCCCGCCAAGGGTGTCCACCCATTTGATGGTGTCCAGCAGGGCGCTACCGATGCCCTTGGCGGCGTCCACCATCTTGCTCTTGGACGTGTCCGCTGCTCCGGCCACCTTGTCCAGCCCCAGGGCCGCCTGTTCGCTGGCGTCATTGGTGGAGTACAGAGCCACCGCCAGGGCCGTGACGGCGAGGATGGTACCGGTCCAGGGGTTGATACCCATGGCGGCTGTCAGAGCCCCCTGAGCGGCTGTGACGAGCCCTGTGACGAAGGCCCACGCCTTCATCCCGACCACGATGGCGGCGACCATCGGGACGATGAAGTCAAGCTTGTCCTGGTCTATGGACGCGAAGAACATCCCGAACGCCTCCACCACCCCGAGCATTACCCCGGACACCGGAGCGAAGGCCAGGGCGATCTTCTTGACGCTCGCCGCCAGGTTCCCGAACAGTTCGATGATCCCTGGGACCACGGCCTGAACTCCGGCCATGAAGTCGTTGAAGCCCTTGCTGCCCTTGAGGCTCTGCCCGAACTCCCGGAACTTGGCGGTGACCTTCTCAAGGCCGCCGGTCATGGCTCCCGAGAAGGGGAGGAACGCCCGGATGATCCCGCCGAAGCCCACGGCGATGTTCTTCAGCGAGTTGAGAAAAGCGGGGAGGGTGGTCCTGGCGGACTGGTCCAGTTCTGAGATGAACGAGTGGAAGCCACCGCCCTTGACGCCCTTGAGGATGCCGTCCATGAACTTGGTCAGGGAGTGGGCGGCCGTCTCCACCAGGGGCGTGAGCTGAGGCAGAACCGCTCTCATGGCCTGCAGCCCCTTCGTGAACACGGGCATGGTCTGCGGGGCCAGAGACTCCGACCAGGAGTTCAGATCGTCGGTGAATCCCCGGAACTGCAGGGCGGCCGTCTTCACGGCAGGGCTCATGGTGTTGAGGTTGGCCTTCAGATCCGTGATCTTCTTGACCTGGGGAGACACGGCCAGGCCGAAGGCCCCGACTGCGGCACCCACGGAGGCGAGAGCTGCAGCGGAGGCACCAGCCCCCGCGATGATCGGGGCTGACATGGCCGGACCCGCCATGGCGGCGATGCCGATCAGGGACTTCATCGACTTGCCCAGGCTCTCGGACACCTTGCTGAACCCGTTGTTCGTCTCATCGAATGACTGAACGTGGATGCTAACCGTGTTCGCCATAGTCCTCTCCCACCTCCTCCCGTACCTCCGGCGTCCCACGCCTGGCTATGTCTATGTAACGGAGCAGCTCCGAGCCTTCGGCCTTGATCTCGCTGGGGAGCTTGTGGAACCTGTCGCAGAGACCAAGGATGATCTCCGCTTCGGTCAGCTCCCACGGCTTGGTTACAGGGGTTCCGTCGGAATGCCAACCTCCGGAGAAGTCTCGCCAGAGGTCGATTCTTTTCCCAGGTCCTCATCCGCCCCGGTCATGGCCGTGGTCCACGAGTCGATCAGCTCCAGGACAAACGCCAGTTCCTGGGACCGGACGCCTTTGAGGTCCGGCGGTACCGTCTCGCCCTCTTCGGTCTCCAGGTTCCAGCTCCTGAGGGAGTCGGAGAACATCGCGAGCATATCGGCCGTGGCCTCCGGCCCGCCGTCGTTCTTGGCGGCCCACAGGTCCATCGTCTGGCCGGTGTTGAGCCCGTGAAGGCTGACCTCCAGCCCCTCGTACTTGGCGAAGGTGAGGTCATAGATCGTCCGCTGCTTCCGGTAACCCATGGCTACCCCCTCAACTCTTGGATCATCGTGCCGATCGCCGCCAGGGCATAGCTGGCTACGATGATCCGGATTCCAGTGGACTTCAGAGCGTCCCTCACGTCAGCCTCCTTACGTCCAGGCCGGGGCAACGCCGTTGGCCAGCACTCCGGGCACGGACCAGACGAGAGATCCGTCCTGACCGTGGGTGAGGTTGTAGTCCGTCAGCAGGCATTCGGCGGTCAGGGTGGTGCCGGACTGGACGGCCACCACGGTACGGCTGACCGCCGCCGATGACGGGATGGTCTTGAACACGTCGTGCGAAGCGTTCGCGGTGATGTTGAACACCCCGTTCAGGGTGACGCTGAAGTCGGCCAGGAGCAGGAGCCGTTCCATCCCGAACTTGTCCACGCCCGTGACGTCCTGGACCGCGCGCGGCATGGAGCACGCGAAGTTCGTGACGTCGTTGACGATGTCCCGCCCCGTGGGGGTGTTGTCATCGACGGTCAGGGAGGTCATCCCAAGACCGGTTTGCTTCGCCATGGCCTAGCCCTTCTTGATCTCATCGCTGATCTTGCCCAGATGTTCTGAGAAGTCCTCAGTCCATTCCTGGCCGTTCTTGTGAATCCGGCGGTCACCCCGTGGGTTGCCCCGGAAGTCTCCGCCCCGGATGATGTAGATACCCGGGCGCTCCGCTGGTTGCCTGTGGGTGCTGGCCCTGAAGCAGGGTTGACCGGGGCTGAAGACCAGCCACGTCTCTCCCTGGGCGACACTGGTCTCTTTGTACGCCCGGCCGGACGTACGGGCCGTGTGGAGCATCTCAGGCGTGAGCCCCTCCACTCTGACCCGCCAGCCGTTCATGTGGTCTGCACACCCGACGTCCTCACAGGTGGCCGGAACCCAGTGGGTACTGAGAGGCATCTTGACCTGGTACGTCTTGTAGAAACCAGCGGGCATCAGGGGCTGAACGGTGCGGTCGATCATCGCCGTTCCTCGATCCTTGGGCGCTCCGGCCGGGTCCTAACCGGTTCACGGCGTGTGGCCGGATCTCTCGGTTCGCTGCCCGGGTGCCGAAGCCCGGTGAATCCCGGGAACGTTGACGCCAGGACAAGCGCGAGCTCCCCGAGAACATAAGGCTGGCCGGTTTCGTCCCAGGCCAGGACGAGCCGGAGGCCCTCCGGCTCCTTGTCGTCCACGGAGTAGACGGCCACTATGGGGCTGGGGATAGTGATCATCAGAACCCCGGGTGCCTGTCGGTGTTCTTGACGAACACAACGCTGAACGTGGCCGGATTGAAGGTGCCCGTGGTCACTGCCCGAAGGTAGCGCCGGACGGTGGCTGTTGTGGTGGTGGACGCGATCCGCTGCGCTCCGAGAGTGGTGGCGGCGACGAATGCCCCGTTGGCCAGAGGGAGCCAGTCCGCATCGTTGGCAGAATCCTCGATCGAGACCGTGACGGACGTTCCTGTGATCGCGGTGACCTGCAGATAGGCCTGCCAGCCGAACGAGACGGACGCCGTGGTGTCGATGGACGCGCCGTTCGTGGCCGTGGTATCCGTGCGGAGCCCGGCCGTGAGCTGTCGCCCCCACTCCAGGCCGTAGGCGTTGGCCACGGACTGAACCCCGAACGTCAGGGATCCGTCCTGCCCGTGGGTCGGGTCGTAGTTGACCTGTTTCCCCACCATGGCGGCGGCCGGGTTGCCCAGGGTCGTCCCGATGGTGTAAGTCTCGATCACGTCGGTACGGGGGAGGGTGTCCAGGTAGGCGTGAGTCTCGCTGGCAGTGGGGTTGAAGTACGCGGTGTAGCTGATCTCTCCGTCACGGAGTCCCCCCAGCCTCTCCATGGCGAACTTGTCGATGGATGTCACGTCGATGGTCGCGGGGCCGCCTCCGACACGCGACAGAGAGCCGACATCCCCCGTGAGGTTGCGACCAGCGACGTAGAAGTTGCCGCCCATACCGCTCTGCTTGGCCATTACGGGGCCTCCGTCCACACATCGTTGATCACGATCGGCAAAGTGATCTCTGCCGTTCTGAAGAGAACCGAGTCCTGGGACAGGTACCCGAAGACACAGCCGAAGTCGAAGCCGTACGTGCCGAAGATGTCCACGTTCCGGACGGCCCCACCCAGTTCGAAGTCTCCGGCGTAGGCCGTCATGAGGCTATCCGCCACAGTGGCCAGTGACGCGTCAATGGCGTCCTGGGGCTCCTGCAGCATGTTCGAATACAGCCTGATCCGCAGGACCAGCAGGACCGACACGGAGTTGAGGCCGGACGTCCGTACCGGCCGGAACCGGTCGGCCCAGATGGCGGCCGTGGTGGAGTCGGCCGGGGCGTTCTTGGGCTCGTGAAGCAGGACAGATGTGAAGTAGCCCGTCTTCTGCGCGTGACTCTTGACGGTGCTGAGAACCGTGTTGATGTCGATGGACATGGGTCAGTCCATCCTCTCGACGTACCGGGGCGCGGTCTCGGCCGCAGTGGCGTCCACTGAACGCTCCGTCTCCTGCAGAGCACGCCGGAACGACGCGTACCCCTTGAAGCGGGTGGTCTCGTTCCGTGACCCCGTCCCCTCCAGCCAGGGACCGTATACGACCCCGCCGTCGGTCACGACGTGGACCAGGGAACTCCGTGTCTCCACCCGGACGTGCGATGTGTAGTAGCCCGTAGGATGGCGGATCGAGGTGTGGAGGTTGGCCAGAACGTTCTGACGCCCGTCTTCGGCCACTCTCTCCGACAGCGCCTGTGTCAGGTCGCGTGCCGCCACTGCAGCCCGCCCGTCGAACAGGGGGCCGTGGGTGTCAACGTCGATTCTGATCATCAGATCGCCGCCATCCTGAACCGGCGTGCGTACAAGTCCATGACCCGCCGCTCCAGCTCCTTGATCGCGCGGCCGGACGCCTGACGCTCCGACTCGCCGGAGCCGACGGTACGGGCGTACGCGCTGCCCTCCTGCTGAAGCTGGTCCAGGGCGTACGCCTTCGTGAGCTGAACGACCGGCCCCGGATAGGTGGCCGTGGTGATGGCCGCCGCCGTGTCGTGGGCCGCCGCAGTGGTTCCGGCGCTGGCCCTAACCACGGTCAGTGTGCGGGGGGCGAAGATGCTGGCGCTGGCTGCGTGAGTGGCTAGCACGGTCCCGTCATGGGCACGCCTCACGGTGATCGTGGTGGACGCCAGGTCAACGACCAGCATCCGTTCGGAGTCGATCAGGATCGTCTCCCCGGGCTGGGGGATGGCCGCCGCCGTCGAACACAGGATCGAAGTGTCCGCCGCGTTGGCCGCCAAAGAGTCTGATGCGTGGATGTCCACGGCGGTATCGGCCATGGTCCGCCCCGTGACGAGCATCCGTTCCGTGTCCACCTTGATCAGGCTCCCGGTCCCGATGCCGGAGGAGTCCGTGACATCGACCCCGGTTTCACTGCTGTCCAGTGCTTCGGCCAGAGCGCCCGTGACGGTGGACGTGTCCCTGTAACCGAACGTCCCGGTGACGGCGATCTGGCGCTGATGGGTGCCAGCGCTGGAGAAGGACGACACGGAGTCCAGATCCACCTCCACCCGGTCATACGGCGGCCCGTCGTTAACGGGCTCCAGGAAGTAGTCAGAAGCGGAGATGGTCACGCCCCCGGACACCAGGGATGACACGGAGATCACTTCGTCCTGGTCAAGCCACAGACGCCACGTGCGGGCGTACTGGTGGTTGGGCCAGTCGAAGTATCGGGTCGCGATGGTAGGGACGAAGTAGTTCGTGGGCCGGTTAGTCAGACCTTCGGTCAGCCGTGAGGCCGACTCAAGGGCCTCATCCACGCGGGACGCCATGTAAGCGCTGAGCTTGACGTCAGCCGCTGCCATGACCACTTCACGCGTCGCGTACCACACCATCGCCCCACTGCTTTCGGTAGAGGGATCTGTAAATCAGTATGCCTTACGGGTCAAGCCTGGTCAGCCCTGCCAGACCCAGCCGTCGAAGTCGCAGTGGAGTTCTCCACGGGGTCCGCTCCTGAGCGGTTGCCCGTCGTTCGGGCAGGCCGTTGGGGGCTGGCTTTCGCTGGCCTCCGCTTCGTCTTCGGCTTCTCGGTAGATGCTGATGAGTGATCGCCAGGACATGACGCCTCCAACCGGGCAATGCGCCGCTCCAGCTCACGGAGCTTGACGATCAGGTAGTCCTCTTCGTGGCTCACAGGGGCCTCCGGCTGATGTACAGGTCGATGACCCCGGACGTGGACACACCAGCGTTGGTGATCCCGAGCGTGTAGCCCCCTCCGTGAAGCCACTGCCTCACAGCGTCCGTGGCCGCAGAATTGGCGATCAGGGGGATCTTGTGGGCGGACGTCGCAGTCAGAAGGTTGGCACCCTCACCGGCCAGTACGTCCACCCCGTGATCGTCGCACAAGAGCACGGCGTCGTAGAGGTTCGTCGGAGCGTCCGTCCCAGGGTCCACCGCCACGATGATGATGGTCCCAGAGGGTAGCGTCGCCGAAGTTCCCGACACGACTCCGCTCGCGTCACACGTCCAGGCGAACGAGTGCTTGGTGACGTCCTGAGCGGGAATCGTCTGGGTAACGGTGAGAGTGCCAGCCATGATGTCTCCTAGGCGTTCGGCTCGACCAGCAGGTCAGGACGACGCTGCACCTTGAGGCCGTACGGGATGTAGAGGTACGCCCCGGTACGGGTGCCGCCTGACCCCGGGTCCGGGTGGAGCACGAACACCCACTCGTAGCCTCCGGCCACGTCCAGGCTGTCCGTGTCCACTTCGACCACGATCAGCGTCTGCACGGTGTCCGGGAGGGCTACCTCACTACCGGCGGTCTGGGTGACGCGAGTCCACGCCTCGTTACCGTCAAGGGTCGCTTCGCTCTTGTGATAGACCTGCGTGATCGCGTCCAGGTCCTTCGTGTTCCCCCCGGTGGCGGCGTCGGCCTGCTGGATATCGAACGTCAGGACGTCCGTACCGGCCGAGACAGCGCCGTAGTAACCGACGATGGCCACGCCGCCATAGTTCATCATGTGGACCCGGGTCGCCGTGATGGCCGCCTCGAAGTCCGCAGTGGGGATGGTGCCGGGAACGACGTCGAACGCGTTGCCCAGTCCTCGTACTGTCATTGTGCTTTCCTCTCCGTCGCGACGGATGCCGAACCGCGCACGCGGTCCGGAGCTTAGCTGGCGTCCACTCCGACGAACGGGGACAGGGTGTCGCCGTTGAGCGGGGTGAGCGCGGACTGAATCCACGGGCGGCCGTCTACGCGGCTGATCAGCCGGAGCTCAGTCTCATCATTCATGAATCGGCTGTGCTCGGAGAAGTCCAGCGAGATCGCCTGACGGTCGCCGACCAGGTAGTAGGACAGGTCCACGAACATGAGGCCGTCGGCCGAGCTGTTGGTGGGGAGCTTCTCCGTGACGATCAGTGGGCGGCCGAAGAGCGTGAACACCGGGGAGTTCGCGATGTTGGTCACACCCAGCGGGTAACCGGCGGTGCCGGTGTCCATCGCGAACAGGTACGGCAGGGCCGTCTGGTTGACCAGCCACACGGCGCTTCCGAGTGAGCTGGGGAGCATCCTGGCGTACATACCGGCGATGTCCGTAAGGGTGAAGGCGTTGGCCCCCGCCCGTGCCGCCGAAATCTGAGCGGCACTGCCCCGGAAACCGAGGGGCTGGTTGACGCCGCTGCCGCTCACGAACGCCTGGTCCTCGAAGTGAGCCAGGCCCCGGGGGGCGTTGGCCTGCAGCCAGGTCTGAAGCGCGGGGGCGTCGTTCCAGAGTTCGTTCGGGATGCGGGCACCGCCGACCAGCTTGTTGGCCTCCAGCCGGACGGAGCCGAACCGGGCCTCTGTCGCGGTGATGGTGGCGGACTCGCCGACCCAGTAGAAGATCATGCCACCGAAGAGGCTCCCGGAGTGGGTGGTCTCGTCGATGAACGGGATGCGGGTCGTGAGGTTCTGCATGGTGATCACGGTCGCCCGCGAGCGGACCACGGAGTTCTCCAGCGCCGTGGACATGATCAGCGAGCGCATCTCTTCGGGGATCAGGAACCCGCCTGATCCAGGGTCGTTCTCGCTGTAGGCGTTGGACAGCTTGACGACCTTGTCCCACGCGTCCGGGTTGCGGACCTGCGCGCCGGTCTTGTTGGCCCGGTAGACGTCCAGGGCCAGATCTCCGAGGTTGGCGTAGGTTCCGTCCAGCGGGGCCGCGTACGCCTTCGGGTTGTAAGCCGCGTTGTGGACGGCTCCGTTGCCCTTGTCCCGGCCGTTCAGCATCGCCTGGTTCAGGTACTTGACGTCGCTGTTCTTCGGGTCCGCCCCGACCATC